AAGGGATACGCTAAGGAAGCGTATAAAACATCCGGTTTGTCTGCTAACGCATATATGGAATCCGTAACAGGATTTAGCGCGAGTTTGTTGCAGTCGCTTGGTGGTGATACTGGGAAGGCTGCAGAGATAGCAAACATGGCAATGATTGATATGTCAGATAATGCTAACAAGATGGGTACATCGATGGAAAGCATTCAATTTGCATATCAAGGATTCGCTAAGCAGAATTATACGATGTTAGACAATCTAAAGCTAGGTTACGGCGGTACTAAAGAGGAAATGCAACGTCTTCTTACTGACGCTCAGAAACTCACTGGAGTTAAATACGATATCAATAACTTATCTGATGTCTATCAAGCAATCCACGCGATTCAAGAAAACTTAGACATTACCGGAACAACCGCAAAAGAAGCATCTTCTACATTCACCGGTTCATTTGCATCCATGAAGGCTGCAGCACAAAACGTACTTGGAAATATGGCCCTTGGTGAGGATTTAACACCATCGTTAGAGGCCTTAAAAGAAACCGTGCATACGTTTGTATTCGGAAACTTCATTCCAATGCTAAAAAATGTGGTTAAAGCAATTCCAGAAGTATTAGGATTCGCCATCAAAGAAGGATTAACAGCTATCTTTGGTGAGTCTACAACACAAACGATAATTAATAACCTATCAACGGCCTTTGAAAATATTAAAGGTGCAGTTAGTGGTATTGGTGACTTGTTTGGAGGATTTGTTGACAAATTAAAAGGTATTCTTGGAATTAGTGGTGACGTTGGAGAACTAGGAACTGCATTTGAAGGCATTACTGGTGCAATTAGCACAGTTACAGACTGGATTAAGCAGTTTGTAGATTGGATTAACCAAACACCAGCCGCAGTCGATTCTGTAACAGCAGTTTTAGCAGGATTAGCAGCAGGCTTTGTCGCTTTAAAAGTTGTAGATACGGTCAAGAGTGCAATTGATGGATTCAAGACTGGATTAACGGCTGCTAAAGGTGGAATGGTTGCATTTAACGCGATTGTTTCCGCGAACCCATTTACAGCCTTAATCGTAGGGGTTACTGCTGTAGTAGCTGCATTAACCTGGTTCTTTACTCAGACAGAGACAGGTAAAGCTATTTGGCAAGGTTTTACAGAATTCCTATCTAGTGCATGGACTTCTATTTCAAGTTTCTTAATTGATACTTGGAATAATATCGCTCAAACAGCGACAGCCATTTGGGAAGGTATTGTAAGTGTCGCAACGGCTATTTGGAGTGCTATCACTGGCGCAATTATGGCGGTTGTTCAACCATTTATCGACGCATTCATGGGTCTATGGAACGGAATGAGCTCAGGAATCTCTCAAATATTTGATGGATATGTTACATACTTCACTGGAATATGGGAAGTTATCAAATCAGTATTCCTTGGAGCAATCCTAATTATCATTGATTTAGTAACACTTAATTTCGGTCAATTAGGAACGGATTTAGGTGCTATTTGGGATGGAATCTCGAACGGAATCTCAATGGTGTGGGACGGAATTACTTCAATATTCTCTGGAGCAGTCAGCGCAATCGTTGGAGGTGTTCAAGCCGCATTTAATGGAATGGCTGAATTCTTAAGCGGTTTATGGGACGCTATTTCTGGTGCAGCTATTGCAGGTTGGAATGGATTAGTTTCTGGAGTTCAAGGGATTATCGATGGCTTAGTATCTGGAGCGCAAGCGGCTTGGGATGCAATGTCTAATGCCGTTGATAGTTTAGTTTCTGGAATCACTGGAATATTTGATGGATTGTGGAATATTGATTTAGCTGGTGCTGGGCGAGCTATTATGGATGGTTTCCTTGGAGGTTTGAAAGCTGCCTGGAACGCGGTTACAGACTTCGTTGGAGGAGTTGCGAACTGGATTCGAGACCATAAAGGTCCAATCGAATATGACCGCAAACTCTTGATTCCAGCAGGTAACGCTATCATGGAAGGGTTAGACCAAGGATTACAAGACCAATTTAAGGATGTAAAACAAACGGTCGGAGGAATGGGTGATGAAATTTCAGATGTATTTTCAGAAGGCAACCTCGATTTGAATTCCTCTGTATCCCTTACTAAAACCTTTGAGGCACAATTGGCTATGCCGTCAACCCAATTTGAGGCCCACGAGAGTAAAACCGTGTCTGAGATAGCGAATCTGAGAGCGAGTATGGAGAGAATCCTTACTGCTATCCTTGAAAAATCGTCAGATGTTTATCTGGACAATGACATTATCTCGCTTAAAACCTATGAACAACATGGTGCAATTTATGCAAGGGAGGGAATCTAATGGATTATATGATTATCAATGGTTTTAACACATCAACCCTTCCTAATTGTGTTGTGACTGACTTTGGGAAGGTGGAGGCGGCTACGCCAAAAGGAGAGAAGGCAAGTCTTTATGGAGTTAATGGTAGTTACCGTGTGTTAGATGGTTCTTTCGACAGTTACGAAAGGCCCTTCACTCTCTACGTTAAAAAAATGGTTGATATTGAAAGTATTCTTGATAAGTTTCAATCGAATGATAATGTTTTGGAATTTAGCTATCAGCTTGGCTCATTGTTTTATGCTAACTTTGTGAATGCTAGTTATAAACCTTTTGGAAATGATGCTTGGAATTTAGAAATCAAGTTAGACATGCAACCGTTCAGATATCCGAAGAATATCGCACCAGTCGTATTAACAAGCGCTGGAACGATTGAGAATATCGGTACGGTCTATTCAGAGCCTATCATCGAGATTGAGGGCGATGGGGATGTATCACTTACAATTGGCAATAAGACCATGTATCTGACTGTAAATACAAAAACTACAATCGATTGCAGGCAAGGAAAACAAAATATCTTTAATGCCAGTGGGACAGTGCAGAACACTCTTAGAAAACGTGGAGGATTTTTTGAAATACCTGTTGGTAGTAATGGTGTGACATTTACTGGTAATGTACGCAAGGTGACTATTCGTCCTAATTGGAGGTATCGAGTATGATTTACTTAACAGAAGGGAATATTCCTCTTAATGCCGCGTACGATGATAACATCACACAAGAAGCAAATAGCACCTATCAATTAATATTCAAATTCCCTACTAACAACATTTTATGGCAACGGTTGAGAGAAGAAACTTTCTTGACTGCTGATGATCTACACGGCGAGCAGGATTTTGTCATTTTCGAGGTTGAGAAGAAGCATGGCTATATTCAGGTCTATGCTAACCAAGTATTCACTCTCTTGAATAACTATGTGGTCAATTCTATCTCTTTGGATAGAGTGACTGGTTCGACTGCTTTAAGTCAATTTGCTGGGAGCATTACTCGGAACAATCCATTCTCATTTTTCTCTGATATTGAAGATAGACACACCTTCAATGTTGAATCTAAGAATGCCATGGAGGCATTTGCGAAAGATAAGCATTCTATCATTGGTCAATGGGGCGGTGATTTAGTCAGACGTGGGTATCAAGTACGATTACTAAAAAATGGCGGTTCGGAAAACGAATCGCTTTTTATGTACAAAAAGAACCTGTCTAGCTATCAGCAAAAAACCTCTACCAAGTCTTTGAAGACTCGAATTACTTTCATCGCGACAGTCAAAGGTGAGGGAGAAAAGGCGCCTGACCGCAAGTTTTCTGTAGTTGTGGATAGTCCGCTAATTAACAAATATGGTCAGATTTATGAAGATGTTGTAGAAGTTAATGACCAAGATGTTAAGGATGAAGCAAGCCTTAGAGAATATGGCAAGCAGTATTTTAGAACAAGCCTATGCGATATGCTTGAAAATAGCATCGAGATTGACGTTGTGGGTCAGAGCGATGTTCCTGTCCAGATGTTCGATGTGGTAGGTATCTACCATGAAACATTCGATTTAGACGTAAGGAAGAAAATCACTAAATATACCTACTCACCAATGGCTAAAAAATTGAAGTCTATTGGATTTGGTCAATTCCAGTCAGGTCTTGCAAATGCGATTGGTAACGCAGTAAGCGATGCTATTAAGAGTGAAACACAGCAATTTAAAAGTAATTTTGAACGCCAGTTGGCAATAGAAATTAAGAATGCTGATCTTGCTTTTGACCGAAAAAATGAAGAATTGAAAAATCAATTTACGGATGAAGTGAATGCTATCAAAGCCAAAACAGAAGAAAACAAGCGTGCGTTATCTGATGAAATCAATCAAAGGTTCCAAGAGTTCAGCCCATCTGGACTTGATGAAATTAAAACAAAATCAGAGGAAGCTTTAAAGAAAGCTGGAGCGAGTGCTAATCTTGTTGAAGAAATGAAGAAAACTGTTTCTGAAAACACCAAGGATTTTCAGAGAGTTAGAGAAACTAATCAACTCTATGAGCGTATTTTAGGTAGTACTGATTCAAACGTTGCTTCAAACATCGCCCGCATGGCCTTAACCTCTGAATTGTTTGAGGTTGAAGTAGGAAAGAGATTTAGCAACCATACTAATCTATTTTATGCTCCTACAAAAATCCCTAAATACATTTCATCGGTCGCAACAGATAAGCATTTAGAACGTGTTAGTTATGGTGACCATGACGGTATCAGAATTAACTACACTGAATCTATGACAGGCTGGTTAGGGGTTCGATTCCCTCTTACTAAGAAATTTGTGAAACAAGGTGAAAGTCTAGGCTATCGCATTGAAATCGAAGTTGATAAAGTTCCTAAAGATGGTAGGGTTTTAATCCAATTATTGGATAACACTGCAAAACTGGGAATGTATTATAACTCTCAAATTTCGCTTAATGAAACTGGCAATCAGGTGTTTACAGGATATTTAGACATTCCAAGAACAGGCGAGCTAAACGAATATAGCCTGAGATTTACTCTCATGACCCCTGGCGATATCGTTATTCATAAGCCTATGATTATTGATAAACGCATAATTCCTGACGAATTCGTAGATAGCACAGACTACAACAGTGAGTATAATCGAGTGACTATGTCATTGTTACAAGATAGTTTTGCTATTAAGGCATTGAATAGCGCTGGAGATATTATTGCTGGTATCAACGTTGGTGCAAACGGGAATAACCGTATCATCGGGAAGGCTACACATATTACTGGTGACACACTGATTGATAATGCGGTTATCAAGTCGGCTATGATTGATAAACTCAAGACTGCTAATTTTGAAGCTGGTTCAGTAACTACAAACATTTTAGAAGCGGAAGCAGTTACGGCAGAAAAGGTTAAATTTGATACTGCATTTATTCAAAAACTAGTTTCACAACAAGCGTTTATCGATGAGTTGTTCGCAAAGCAAGCGACGATTACAAAAATACAGAATGTGGATTTCACAGGGAATCACATCAAGGGTGGGGTTCTCACGTCTTTAAACGGCAACTCAACCTTTGATTTAAACGCTGGACGAATTCAAATGCAAAGTAGCCCTACAGGCTGGAGAACATCTTGGGACTCAAACGGGATAGCGTTTAGAGGTCCGAATGATAAAGTTTGGGGCGCAATGGGTGGAGACTCTGGTGGTGGCGTTGGTATATATATGCGTGACGACCATGCTTTTAACCTAGTTGTCAACCACACTGACCAAGGGAAATCCTATGCTTACACTGCTTTACGTGTTAAATATGGCGATGGAACATATCTTCAATTTTCGCCTGGCGGTTCAAGTTACAATCTATTATTGTTATTCAATGATATTTATAGAAACATTGAACTACTTCACAAAAACAAAGCAACCGAAAAACCATATACGTATAGTATGTATGGTCCGTTAAAATAAAACGAGGTGAAAAATGAACGTACAAGATAAAGTGATTAACGATTTAGCAATTCAACTAGCAAATAAAACGATTGAATGTGCAAATTACAAGGCTTTATATGAAGAAGCACTAGAACAAATCCAACAACTACAATTAGAGAAAGAAAAGGAAGAATGATATATGACATTTAAAGTTATCAACAAATACTTACAAGAAAGCAATCGCACATTCGTCGCGATTCGTCAAGAAACACCATATACGGCTTTTGACCGTGTTTTAGTCGGCGACCGTGTGAACGAATCAGACGAGATTTTAATTCAAGCAGTCCTCGGACAGGTTGCGACAGAATTAAACCCTGCCGATGGAGTGAAGAAATTACAAGAAGACTTGCATACTCAAGCTGAAAGCTACGAAGAAAAACTTGCTGAGAAAGATGCGAAAATTGCAGAAGTAAAAGCCGTTGCCGATTGGGCAGTATTGGCTCGTGTAACGGATGTAGATAATCCACTAGACCCTACATTATACAAACGCGGTCTGGAATTGGTTGACTTGGGGAAAACTGGTAAGACTTACCAATCGCAAGAAATTTTCACGCTTGAAGATGTAAATCATGTTGAGAAGTTTCAGGAAGGTCGACGCGTTATGATTCAAGTCAATGAACCTTTCACTTATCAAGGAGAAACACTTGATCAACTTGCGACGCTTGAGCAAAACGGTAAGCTAGGCATCTGGAAGTGGGAAGCACCTAAAGAGCCAAAGTCAAGCGATAACGCTTAGGCAATAGGATTATGATGCCGAGTGACATCGAACTAAGGATTTTAAACGAGCACCTTCAATCATTATTTAAAAGTCCTTATATTCAGATTCTGCTTTGGTTAGTATTCTTTGATATTGTATCAGGATACATCAAAGCCTTTAAACTAAAGAAATTTGACAGCAAGACAAGTACTAATGGATTGCTACGACATTTCTTAGTAGTTGCTGTAGTGATGGTTATTGCGTTATATGCACGCGCTCTAGGACATAGAGAAATTGGAATTACAGCCTGTTTATTCTTCATCATTAGTTACATCGGCTCATTAATGGAAAATTGGGAGGCGCTTGGATTGCCGTTCCCAGAAACATTGAAGCCGTATATTAATCAAATGAGACGGAATCAAGAAAATAAAATCAAAAAATTAATTGAGAAAGAGGTAGAGAAATATGATGATTAACTGGAAAGTACGTTTTTTAAACAAAACATTTTGGATTACATTAGTACCAGCATTAGCGTTATTACTTCAAACGTTTCTAGCTGTATTTAACGTTCGGTTAGAACTAGGAGAAACAATTGATAAATTATTAGTCTTTATCAACGCATTATTTGCAGTTTTCGTAATCGTTGGTGTTGTTAATGATCCAACGACTAGTGGAGTAAGCGACAGCAGTCGTGCAATGACTTATGACCGTCCAAACAATCAATAATATAAAAAGGCAGCTACAATCGTGGCTGCCTTTTTCATTGGAGGAAATATGAAAAAAATCAAAAGGGATGTCAGTCTTACTACTAAGGTTCGAAATAATATGAATCGCATCCAGGACGAATTCTATTCTCACGATACTAATAGTGCAGTAATCGAATTAACAATGGACAGGACTGATTTAAAGAAAGTAATTGTGTTATTTCATTTTCAACGTTCCAATAGATTCCTGGAAGTAATTGGGAACGTAACAGGAAATGTAGTAGAAGTGCCGTTTGATACTAGCTTAATTACTGTTGATGAAACAGTAACTGGATATGTTTACATCGAAAAAGTAGTACAATCTGCTGATGTTTGCAAATTTTCATTTGGTGTGCGTGTATCTGAAATTGATAAACACAAAGATTTACCAGTTATTGAGAAAGATAGTAAGCGAATCGTTGCAATCACTGAGATTGTAACAAAAGCGGAATTACAAGAAGCATTAAGCAATATTCATGTGGAAGGTGCAAGATATGACGATTCAGAAATTTTGAAACGTCTACAAGCACTTGAAGCTACTCCAAAATTAGACACTAGCGTATTCGCAACCAAATCGGAACTTAAAAACATTTCGTTAACTCCTGGGCCAAAAGGAGACAAAGGAGACCCAGGACCTCAAGGGGCTACTGGAGAAAGAGGACCTAGAGGAGAACAAGGTTTGCAAGGACTTCCTGGTGAAAAAGGACGAGATGGAGTCCCTGGGCCAAAAGGAGACACTGGACTTCGTGGAGAGCGAGGAGAACAAGGCCCTACTGGTCCGCAAGGATTAACTGGACCTA